ATTTCACGGGCAGCCACAAGGCTGTCGAGGAAATTGCGGTAATAGCCAGCGATTAGGCTGGCCTTGTCGCTGCCGTTGACGATAGCGCGGGCGCCCACTGGGTTAGCGTTACCGGCGCCGAAAAAGTCAGCCAGCCTCTTGCCAGTGAACTTACCGTTGATCATCCCGTCGAACAGGATGCGGACAGCCGTGGCCATCTCCAGCGCGGCGTCGGGGTTATCGCCAAGGCCGTACTTCTTATAGTTGTCTTTGCCGGTGATCTGCGCCAAGGCGCGGCCACGATATATCCAGCCGTCGTTGGCGCCGGTATTGCCCATGCGCCCGCCATAGACCTTGTTTGCCAGGGCCTGCGGATTGCGCACATAAGGCTGGGCGGCAGCCACCGTGCTAAACCGCGACGGCCAGACCTGCCTGATACGCGCCGCACTGGTATAATTCAGATTCTCTGCAACCGGCTGCATCTTGCCGCCGGTTTCGTGGAATGCCGTCGCGAGCACATAAGCGGTCTGCTCGTCAGGCAGGCCTCGGCGCTCAGCTTCAGCCAAAACAGCCGACGTGCCGTCGACCTGCGCCTGCGAAAGACGACCGCCAAAAGGCGCGCGCCTCGCATACGCGAAGAACGTTGTCTTGTTCATGTGGATGTCCTGAAAAGAAAAAGCCGCCTCAGTGGGCGGCGACTGTCAGTTGCAGATTTTTGTTTCTCGTCTTAGTCTCCGGCTCACAGGCTTGGGGAGACTGAAATGAAGAGATTTCTTATCGGGGCGCTACTCGCTGGCGCGTGGGCAAATACGGCTGCCGCAGAAGATTACGACTGGTCAGGCATCTACGGCGGTGTGAGTATCGGGGTTAGATGGTCGGACCGTGATTTTAGCGGACCCTTTGACGTCGACTACTGGAGCACGTCAGGCAATGGCGTGACTGGCGGCGCTTTCGTTGGGTACAATTTCTCTTACGGAAACTTGGTCTTGGGACCGGAAATCTCTGCCCTATTCACTAACGCGGACGGAGAAAGCAAGGAGCGCCGCTTTGGATTTGATGGGACGGCCAATTCGACCTTGAGAACGAAGGCAACCGCGTCGGTGAATGCCAGGGTTGGCTATTCATTTGGTCGAATATTGCCATATGTAACCGCTGGGTATTCACGTGGATGGTTTGCGACTGACAGTTACACTAAAGCTTATCGCTTTGACGAAGTAGTTCATTACCCATTTGAGCGGAACGGTTGGAATGTCGGTGTAGGAACGGATTGGGCTATCCTCGAACATGTGTTTGCTCGCGCCGAATATCGCTTCATCGATTTTGGCAAAGAAGACATCGGACATGGCTGGGAAGCCAAGTATCGACAACACGCTGCAACGTTAGGAATTGGCTACAAGTTCTGACGGGTTAGCCAGCAACTCAGCCGCTCGCGCCTCGCCAAAGAGATCAGTCGCCATTTGCACCAGTAACGGCCAAAGCTCGTGATCTGATCGGAAGGTATTTGCGGTCAGGAAGATTTGCCGGGTGCGAAAAGGCTGGGTTGCCATCGCCGCGTTGACCTGTTCGGCTTCGTTATCAGTCATGCGCTCCCAGAGCGTCACCGCTGGAATGACCGTGATTATCGGGGCTGGTTCAGGTGCTGGCGGAATGTATTCGACCACCGTGCCGTTTTGCCATTTGCGAGCGCCCGAATTCTCGATGAACTCGCACCATTGGTCCTCCGTTATCTCAATGGCTGTCTCTGGATATCCGGAAGGCCATACATCGGAAGGGTAAAAGCCGACTGGGAAGCCGTTATCATCAAAAACGGCGCGATATACTTTCCGATCCATATCAATAACCCTCTGCCCACCACTTAAAAGATTGTGATGCAATCCCCATAGCACCGTTAGCATTGTATCGGGGACGCCAAGTAATTCCATTTGTGGCGACAGTGGAAGCTTGAACGGATATCATTTCTGTTGCTGTGCTGGCGGCGTTTGTAAAGTTCGCTCCGTGGCTAAGCACAGCGTTCGGCATCGTCGTTGCAAAAGGAGTGGTTGTATCTGACTGAGCCGCAGAAATCCCCCAAACCCGAATTGTGCCATCTGGTCGTTTTAAGTAGCCAGAGTTCGCGTTCCCGCTGAAAACACCACCCATTGCAGTCCACATCGCCGCACCTGTGGAAGAAGCGATAACGCTACGGGCGAGTGCCGTGAGTGCCGTCAGTCCGGCTCCGTTCGCTCCAGTCAGATAAGGCAAATGGTCAGCAGCTGCCGTTCCCGAAAGATTGAGCAACGCGATTGCTGCTGCACCTAGATCACTTAGAACGATATCCCCGTTTCCATCAGTCCGCAGAAACTTGCTTGCCGCCAGTGCGACTTGCTTCAGAGCGCCATTTTCATCGGTCTGCAAGATTTGCCGCGCCGCCAGCGTCAGCGCCGCCAGTTTTCCGAGACTGCCGTTCGGGTCCTGAATGCCGAAAGTAGCCGGATCGGCCAAATCCATCGTGCCGACGCCGGTGAATATCGGAACCATACCAGCAGCGCCGACAAGGGCTGCGAAGGCTTCAATGTTCCCGCTGGACAACAGGTCGATCATATTGCGGACCGCGCCCTGATACCGGCTACCGTCTGGCTGGAACCGGATACGGAGAGGCAAGCCGGTTCCTGCCGCCGCTGGCGGGCATGGTAGAAACAGGGTGCCGCTATTCTGCCCAGTGATGGACGCGATAATCAGAATGTTGCCGGACGGCGTGATAATGGCATCACCAGCCTCTACGGCTGCCGTCTGGAGCGCTGAGCCGGTCGTGGTGAAGTCCGCACTGCCAGAGCTCAGTGTTACCGTGCCGATGTCATAATCAGGACGAATTGCCATTATTCGGGGTCCTTCAAACTGCTCGCCATTTCATAGGCCGCTTCAAGGTCTTTGTTGCGCCGCTCTAGCTCGGTGCGGAAAGCTTCGTTCTGGGCTTCGAGAATGGCCATCTGAGCGCGCATCCCGGCGATCTCATTCGCGAGAAGCAGACAGCGATTTTTGTAATAATCATTCAACGCCATAGCCTCGCTTGCCGCTGCCATCGGATCGATTTGCACGTGCGTAGGCTTCGCCGGTTCATTCACCGTCGTATCGGTCATGTCGGATTTTCCTTGGATGTCAGGTGTTATCGATCAACGCTGCAAAGCGGATCGTGCGAGTTGGGCCGGATATGTTGCGGATACGGACGTAGTTGTATGGCGGGCTAGTTTCGGCGCAGAAGGTATCGCGGTGTGGATGCGCGCCGTCAGCAGCAGTCAGAAAGACATATGGAAGCTTCTGGCTTGGGTTGCTGATTGCATAATCCTGTGCGCCACCCGCCGCCAATGTGACCGAACCATCAAGAACCTGCGCCATGACGCCCATATTCGGGAACATGCCGAGATATTGCGGGTTAGCCGTATCAACGTCATAGCCCGGCTGTGAGACATAGACGCCAGCTGTTGAAAACCTTATCCGTGTCGTCATGTCGATGTCTTGTTGAGAGGGTTCTTGAAAATCAAAGCCCGAAACCGATAGTCGTAATCAGCAGAGGTCCCGCCGCTGCACGAAACCCATATCCCCGACGATGCGACACAAATCTGGAAGAAGTTGTTCATTTCAGTCGTCGCCGGGTTGTTGTCATTAGGATAAAAGACGCGGCCCAAACTGGTTGGAGTGATCGATGTGAACACATAAGGAACGTAGCCAAGGTTAGGGAAATGATATTCGCCCTGATAATACCGAAGTCCGCCATTGCTCCATTTGGTCAGTGTTAGATCAGCGATGGCATGCAATTTCAGATAATCGTTCCGACTGTCGAAAACGCCCGGCTGTGTGCGGTCAGATGCATCATAGCCCGGTGGCGAGATGCGAAAGAGCATTTGGCCGCCGTTATCGCCAATGATCATGCGTGTGGTCATGCTTCAAACACCAGAATAGACACCCGAAGGGTGGGTGATGTTGTCCAGAACGTATTGTTCAGCGCTACGCGGTTACTGTAGGCCACCGCAGTTGCGACAGAGCAGTTGACTGTTACGAACCCCTGCCAATACAGGCATACCGCATCAGACGGAGGTGGCGAGGTGAAACCAGGCTGCCCCGGATGCGCATAGTAGAAAAGCGATGTGTTACCGTTCCAAATCGCATGATACTGAACCGTGAATTTCGGTATGAACGAAAGCGCGTACGGGTAATTCCAAGAGAAATTAGCCGATGCATCGCCGTAGTATCTAAACTTAATCCCGCCGCCGTTGAACCAGTTACTATCGAATGTCTTGTACTGGTCTGCGAGCGAAGGCGTGGCGTCATAGCCTGTCTTGCTGGTGATTAGCCGGGGACTTGTGCCCCCGACCAAATAGACCCGTTGCACCATGTCTCACCTTTAATCGCTGAAAATCAGGGTCTGGGCTGCCAGATTGAACACGACTTTGTTGTCAGGCGAACGAAGGATACCCGCTGTCACATCACCGATATTGGCGACCTGAAGGGCCAAGCCGCCGGATATGAACGTGAGCGGGGCCTGACTGTTCGTACCGTTGGTGACGATGAACTGATCAGCATTGATGACGACACGGCTTTGACCGCCGGTCAGCGCATCCAGAAAGATCGCTGCCGATGACGTGGAACCGCCGCCCGATGCCGAGACACTGAGGCCTATACGAGCAAGAGCGCCGCCCGGTGTTGCTTCTACAGTCGTTCGGAACAGACCGGATGCCGAGAAGTTCCCCACGGTTGCCGTTAGCCCGGTCACAGCGTTAGCCGTGGCGGTCAGAACGCCGTCCATGGTGGAAACTTGCACCTGCAATAGATCGACAGCGCCAGCGGTCGCTTCCAGCCCTGTTACCGGGTCATTGACGACAGCTTCCAGACTTTCAATCCGGGTTACAATTGCCGAACCGGGGCCGATGGCGACTTCAATAGCCTCGGTATAAGAAGCCTTGAGACCTTCCGCTGTGACAGACATTTCCCGGCGAAGCGTCTGCTTGTCGAAATAATTGGCGCTGTCCTGCTCGGTTGCCTGTGCTCCGATACGGTCAAGCTCTTCCTGAACATATCGGAAGCTCTCACCGATCCATTCCCAATTCCGCTGAATGTCTTGGTTCAGCTGGTCGATATCGATTGGGTAGATGTCGAGCGGGCCAAGCCGGATATCCAGCGTGGTAACTGGTATCCAGTCCGACCATTCGAACGGTCTATTACCGGAATAGGTGTTGTACCGCGCCCTGATCTGATAGCCGGTGTTCGGCAACAGTGTACCGGGAGCGATAAGCATCGACCCGACATCAACCCGTTCCGTTCTACCGACATAGATCACGCCAAGGTCGAAAGCCGTGCGGACTTCAAACATAACCTGATCAACATCAGGCTGATCACCATCCCACGAAAGCAGAATAGCGCAACGGCGGTTATTCCCGTTGCTGTCCACCGCTACCGCTGCAACTGCCGCGAAATCGACAATGGGCTGTGGCGTCGGGCGGATCGTGCCAGTCGGCGCGAAGACCGGCGGCGTGTAATCGGTATCCGGGTCCCAATCGTAATCGGATGGATCGACCTCAGTCAGATCGACAACAACGTCAAGATTGGCTTTGTCCGTCACGCCATCAACGCGCATCAGCTTGTTGACGTAGCCGTTACGCTCCGAAGTCCACGAAATCACATCGCCCGGTTCCAGCGTCCAATATGACGGCGGCAGAACGAACGTGTGACGACGGGCACGGCGAGCCTCATTCAAGGCTGCTTTCATCAGGCGTTGGACTTGACCAGACTGATAGACATAATCCATCGGCACATCGGTCAGCAGGCGTCTATTGCCGTCCTCGACCTCATATGTGGCGTTATGGAGAGGCGGCGCTGCCTTGGTATTCCAGCCTTCATTCGGCTCTGGATAGGTCGCCGTGATCCCATTGACCGTCTCAGACAGCCCGAAGAACGGCGTAAACGTCTGCTCCTCGGTCGAAAGAATTTCGTCATCGGTGAAGAACGCCACCGGCGCATCAGGCTCTCCGACACGGATTTTGTAGATACCTGCACTCTCGATCAGACGTGCATTGCCGCCCGTCAGGAGCTTATCGGTGGCATCGCCAATCGTCGTATCAACAGTGATTTCACCGCCGGTTACGAATTGCGGCTCTAAACCGTCAGGGCCTTGCACCTGCAAGCGGCACTTATTGACTTGCGCAATCCAGTCAGCGGCGGGCAAACGCGCACTGGTGACCGTCTGGAGGCCGTACAGCCACGTTCCTTGCTCAATGATCCCGCGAAGAACGTTGTAGACCTGAACTGCAAGCAGATCGTCGCCATCACCGCCCCATGTTGACGGGGTGCTCCAGCGCTGCGTACCGGAACCGCCTGCCGTGCTGTCCTTCGAGATGTCATAGAGCTTGCGGCCCTGTATCTCGAATTTGAACTGCGGGAACCCGGTGAACAGTTCCTCATCGATCTGGGCCGTGACGATGGCATAGGCCACGCCTTTGCCGATGCGCTTGTTGCTGTATGGATATCTAGAGTTCGAAACCGTGTTAACGAGAAACGGATCAGCTACAGTCTGGGTGCCGTCGTACCACTTGATCCACAGGTGATTGTCGTCGCCGCCTGTCTTGTATTCTGTAACCGGAAAGCCCCAATCGCCATAGGATGTATCGCTCGTGTCGATTGTGACGGGTTCGCCGTTCACCCACAATCCTGTCAGTTCGCGAATGGGATGGTCGGCAAGCGCGATTACCTGGGTGAAATAGGCGTTCGGCGTCTTGCCAGACTTACCCCACGTGTTCGCATAGACCAGTGAGCCAGCCGTGCAGGTTCGCCCAAACACGACAGAACGCGAGACATCACCGCCCGCCTGTAGCTTGCCCTTTACGCCGCCTGCTTCCGGTGTCTTCTCGCCAGACAAAGCACGGGCCGCCAGTGAAAGGCCAACGCCAACAGCGATGCGCAACAGCGCGCCACCAAGTGCACCTGACAAAAAGGTAGACGAAAGCAGCCCGCCCACGATTGTGGACAAGCCAGTAAAAACAGCCATTGATGTCCTCGGAGAGCGGCTAGAGCCGTTTCAAAAAGTGTCGTTCCTGCGCCGTGAAGCCATGGCGCTCGTAAAGTCGGGTTGTTACCGGATCGCCGCCCAGACCAACCATATTGATCGCCTGACAGCCCTTGGACCGTGCCCAAGCCTCATATTCGGCAAGCATATTCACCGCACCCCGCCCGCGACAGGCAGGATCAACCCACCAGACAAGCTCCTGAGCGCAAAGCTCTAGGCTGAAGAAATGCTGATGAATGGTTGCGGCAAATATCCCCCGCAGCCCGCCGTCCATTTCCAGAACAAGAGCGAGTGAGTTTTCATCCGCAAGAACCCGGTCAATCGTCTGACTAGCCAAGGCCGCACTGAATGCCAGACCGACGCCGCTTTCAGCATGGAACCGCTTCACCATCGACAGGATAGTCAGCCGATCTGAAACGACGGCCCGCCGGATCATTGGTTAGCTGCCCTGACATTGGCACCGATGCGCTGTGCCGCCGCTGTCGTTACCTTGCCCGTCTTCTGGCCCCAGAAATGTTCTCGTTCGCCAATGGTCGATGCATCAACGAAGAAATCATCGTCTGGGTCGCGCTTCTTCTGGTCTTCATGTGAACGGGTGCTCGGATTGTACCGCGTAAACTCGTGGCTGTGGCTGGCACAGGTGAGCGTTACACTGCCCTCCTCGCCTTCCTTCGGTGTCTTGATTTCGATCTCATCAACAAAGCCGATGAAGCGGTTGACGGCTGGCGAGACCAGTTGCCGGGTGAGTGGCGAGAACAAGCCACGGTAAACCTCAACCTGTCCTTGCTTCAGATCATACCCGCGAACAATGTTTTCCACCGCCGCGTCAATCTGGTTCATCACAACCGAAATCGTCTGAACCGTCAGATTAGCGACACCTGGAATGTCGCTGATCGAAATCAGTGTACCGGAGCCTTCGAAGTTTCGCGGCTCGGCAAGCCCTGTATTCGGGTTGAGCATCATAGCTTGCACATCGCCAACATCCGACCAGAAGCCGTATGAAAACGATGCGCCGGTGGAACGATCACGCGCTACAAGCCAGAGAAAGTCCCTCGCCACCAACTGGCGAGCTTGCAGAGCCGCGTAGTTTTCAGGTGAAAGGTTTCTCATCGGCTTTCAAACCCCTGAAACGTGATCACCCCTCGCCCGGTGGACAATTCCGCCGTGGTGTTGATCGAACCCGGCACAATCGTCATCAGGCAGGACGGCTTAACCAGTGTCACAGCATCCCCGACCGCTGAGACCGGCCAGAGGTGCGGCCTAACCTCAACCGAAGCGCCTGATGCACTGACAATCTGATGAAGATTGTTGCCGCCGATCTGGATGTAATCGCCAACGCTGGCGACATACCCAACAGGCAGGCCAGACAGGCCAACCGTCTTCCGATCAGTAGCGATAGACCCGACCGTAACCGCCGATACGCTCCCCATTCCTGAGCCTTTCGGATAGGCAATGGGATAACAGCGGCTTGTCGGCCTGCCCCGGAACTGTTGCAACCCTCCTTCCAGCGCCTTCAACCGTGCCCGCCAAGCGTCCAATTCATTCGGGCGCATTGATCGGGATTGATATGAGGCCGTCCAGAGAGGCGAACCGAAGTCCTTGACGAAGGTCTGACCGATGGAAGTTCGGCTTGTTTCCTGCCGGTAAGCAAGATCAAATTCGACGCTCCAACCCGGAAAATCGGCAAGGATGTCGTAGGGATACGTGATCGCCACTAGCCCCTCCAATTCCGGGTTGACTTGGCCTGTCTCATGGTCTGCACAACGCGACCGCTAAATTCGGCCTGTTGCTTGGCCACTACCTGCTCAAGACGGGCCACAGCCGCCACATCAGCCCCGCGCGCGTCGATCTGTGGGGCGAAGGTGATGGTGGGGGTGCTCGCACCAGCGCCGCTGCTCTTCAGCGTCGGCATAGTCGGCGCCTTCACAATGCCGCCGTCCGCAAACTTCAGCGCCTTGCCGTTATTGATGGCATCCAGCATCGGGCCGTACTTCTTCGTGGCCGCAGCATTGATGACATACTCGCCATTCGACAGCATAGCCGGCACCTTGTCGGCGCGGGGGCCGCCCGGGCCGCTGATGTAGCCACCCGTCGCGGCCTTGACGATGCCGCCGTTGGCGAAGCCAAAAATAGACCCAAAAAGGCCGGTCAGACTCCCGCCGTTGCTGCCGCCCTTGAACAGGCTGGTGAACAGATCATCGAACGCCATATCCAACAGCTTATCGGCAATCTTGCTCAGCGCGTTGCTAAAAGCCTCAGCCGCCGACTTGCCTTCAACAAGGTCAGTCACAATCCCCTTGAGCGCGTCCTTTTCCGTGGACTGCCACTCTTCCATTCGGGATTTGATCTTATCCTGCTCTTCGGCAAGCTTCGCAGCCTCCGCACTGGCCAAGGCCCACTGTTCCGCAGTCTGGGCTATTTCCTGCCTTAGCTGCGGCGTTATCGCTACGCCAGCCTTCTGTGCCTGATTCAGCAGTTCCTGCTCGGTGCGGGCCTTCTCCATCGCATAGCCATAATCATCCACAGTCGGATTAAGCTGGCGCTGCGCTTCGGTTTCAGCCACAAGGGCGGCGGTGCGGTCGGTGACACGCTGAAGGTCACTGTCAAAGCGTTCTTCCGGCGTCCTTTTGGCACGCTTCTTTTTCTTCTTGTCGTCTGCGGGCGCGTCGATGCCGCCGCCATAGCCGGCAGTGGAAATACGGCTAGATTTCAAATCGTCAGATTTGGCTTCCGCCCTACGCTCGGCGGCCAACTGGTTCGCTCTCGCCGTAAGCGCATCAAGCGTAGCGTTCGCGCCATCAACGACCTTGCCGACATAATCCGTGGATTCTCGCGTCAGGGCGTCGCCATAGGCTTTGCCGGCTGCTTCACCAGCGCCGGCATATGTGTTGGTAAGGCGCCCTAAATCAACAGTACCTATGTCACCTAATGTTGGCGAAACACCTACCCAAGAATCCAGCGTATTCAGCGCATTGGAAACCGAGTTGACCGCCCCAACAACCTTATTAACGCCAGCCTCGACCGCCTCAATCATCGCGTTCATCGCGTTAATCGTGGCTTCGGCTATTGCCTGCGGCAACTGCGTAAACGTGGTAACGATCACGTCTTTCAGCCGAACGAACATCTCAATGAAGCCATTCACAAACGCCTTGCCGTAAGACAAAACGTCCGACATGCTGACGTTTACGCCAGCCAATGCCTGTGAAATGGCATTCAAAAGATCATTAAAATCCTGCTGGACCAATGACGCCACATCTGACGATGTCGTCGCAATCGCATCCCACATGGCAGACAAATAATCGCCCAGCGTGGCGACGCTGCCCTGAAGCGGCACAATTGTGTCTTTGAACTGCGTCACCGCATATGCCGCAGCACCTACGGCGGCAGCGATTGCAACGAAGGGATTGGCAAGGGCGGCAATCGTGCCGATCAGCGCACCGCGGCCGAATGTTGACAGCAATACAAGGCCAGCCGCTGCTGCGGCATTGGCTACGGATTCGATATTACCGGCCAGCGCACCGAGAACCTTATTGATGGTTTCGGTTACGCCATAGGCAGACGCTGTTTGACCGATGTATTGGGTAAGATTGTTCTTCAGGGCGATAAAACTGTCGCCAATGGTCGCATTCGTAGCCTTGAACTGGGCTTCGATCGGCTTTTGAGCGTTCAAAATAGCCTTAAAGACGCGATCCGAAGTCAGTTTTCCATCTTCACCCAGCTTCTTCAGGCCTGAAATAGAAACCTTAAATTCGTCTGCAATTGCCTTAGCAATAACAGGCGCGTTCTCTCGGATGGATCTAAGTTCGTCGCCCTGCAAGACGCCCGAACCTAATGCCTGACCAAGCTGAAGGATGCCCGCGGCCTGTTCCTGCGCCGAGGCGCCGCCCGCCTTGAATGCCTTGGATACCAAGCTCGTTGCTAAAGCGATTTCGTCTTCTGATTTTGCCACAGCCGACGCAGAACGAATAAGTCTAGCGTATAGATCGGCATAATCAGTCAGGCTGGTGCGCGCGTCGTTGGCGCCCTTATTCAATTCCTCAAGGCTACGCGTCTGAACGCCTGCTGAAGTGGCGGCGGCGCGGATCATATTGCCGGCCTGCGTCCACGCATCGGCGTAGCCAATAATCTCTCGCGTCCCAAGCCCCACACCGGCAATAGCGGTCGCGCTCTTCAGCGTGTCCGCAAAAGAAGCCGAAATATTCCGGTTCATCTGTGTAAAACGGCGCTCGATGCTACGGGCCTGCTTATTGGTCTGCCCCATGGCGCGGGCAAGCGCATTCTCATATTTCTTGACGTCAGCCGAAAGCTGGACGACAAGTCCTTCCAGACGTGTTGCCATAAGGGGTATCCAATGAAGTGGGGAATGGTTTTAGGAATGACGGCGGCTGGCGTAGTTGCCACTGCGGGGGCGATGGCAAAGGATGTAGACCCTTCAGCCTACACACCATATACAAAGAAGGCTCACCCGAAGACCTTTAAGTCTTGGGGTAAATCCGGCATTGACAAAATCAACAAGTATATGAAAGAGGCAGCTATACGCGCTTCTCAATCGCCAAAATGCGATAACGTTGAATCATCAGACTTATCGGATAACAGAAGTGCGCCACCGAATAAGATCGTTATTTTTGTTGATTGCTCAAACGGGGAGAGATTTTACTTCGCGTCGTCCGACTTAGATTCACAAGGCGAAGCGGTTTCGCAGAAAGAAAAAACCGGAGCGTTTACAGACTCTGCTTATGTCGCACGATGCGAAGAGGCCATAAGAATGACTTTAAAGTTTCCGTCATCTATGGATAAAGACTGGTTTTCTACGAATGTTTATCGCGCTCCCACAGGGAACGTTGCGGTTACTTTTGATTTTTCCGCAAAAAATGGCTTCGGCGGCACCTTGCCCCAAAAAGCAAGGTGCGCTTTTGATGATCGCGGTATGCACCCGGTTGAGATTACGAATAGATGATTACCCGTTGATCCAATCCCAAAGTTCATCGACTTCAGAAGTTGACAACCCATTATCTTCCGGGCTGTTGGCCTTCACGTAGCCTTCCCACGCCGCCAGAAACTTCCAGACAGACATCTGGTCTACTTCTTGCGGTGTGAAGCCCATGACGGCACCACTTCCGTATATGTTGGCAAACCTGATCTTGCCGTTAGGTAGATCATCTAGCTCCCGGCCAGATTTGCCTCGTCTTGCTCCCCCACCTTTTCTTCCGGCGCCCCCATAAGCGCAGCCGACAAAACCACCTGCGCGTACAAGATGCTTTCCATAGGCGGACGGGATTCAACGTATTCTTTTACCAGTTTCAGGGCATCTGTAGGTTTCAGCCCTCCGCCGATCAACCCGTAACGAACCACTTCCCGAATGTCGGCAACACGCCATTGACCACTCTGCAAACGGTTCAAGATAACGTAGGGGCCAGCGTCGCATGCCTCCTGAAGGTTTGCCAGTTCCCCCCATCCGAGACGGAACCTGTAGGTTCCGTCCCCGAATTCCAGTTCAACTGATGCGTCCCTAGACATTAGCTACCCGTGGGCTGAGAAGTGCGGACCATTTCGCCGTCAGACTGCATAGACACGTTCACTGTCGCACGCTCGCCGTTGTTGGCGCCAATCTCAAGGCTCTCGATGTGCATATAGCCAGTGTAGAAATAAGTCATGGCAGGGAATTCGATTTCGACCTGCACCTGCACACTGTCAATACTTTCCCACCCGTCCATCCACGTTTCAATGGACTGCGACGCAAGGACACCTTCGCCAGATACGGACATGGACAGAGACGCCGCGTCGCGGCCAATCCAGTCTACCTTATCCGGGTCGTCACAGTCCGGGATAGAAACTTCGTTCAGATTTTTGGTAAGAGTCAGCGACCGCTGCGTCAGTCCGCACGGCGCAACATATTCGGTGCCGTCGTAAAGCTTGACGCGGATTTTGCCGCCCTTAATGGTAGTAGCTTGAGCCACGTGGCCCTCCATACAAAAAGGCCACCCAAGGGCGGCCACGATATTCAGGATTATTGGCGCGGCAGTTAGGGCTGCTCGATCAACGCCGTGTAGCGGATAGCGGCGTGATTAATATCGCCGTCCTTGATGTAGTTGGTGCTTTCGTAATCGAAGTAGACCAACGCGTTTTCGGACAAGGTTGGTTCCCATCCTCGCAGCGCTTGGCGAACTGCGTTCGCAATATCGCGCATTTGTTTTTGGGGCGGATCAATCGACCAGACGTCAAGCTGGAAGATAACGTCATGCCCATATATGCAATCCGCATCATCGGCGGTCATCGACGATGCACCGATACTCACATAAGGAAACAATGAAGGCGCAACTTCGCCGGCATCGTTCGTTGGCGGATTATCGTAAATCTTTGTACCAATCAGCGCAGCGACACCAGCGTCGGCGCGCAGGCGCTGTACGATGGCAACCTGTAACTCATAGATAGGATCAGCCATTGCCACCGCCTGCCGCAACTTGTTTTGCGGACTTGGTTATTGCGCGCGACACACGAGATTTCACGCTGCGGCTCTTGGCGCGCCATGACACATAGAAGAATGGCTGTTTTTTAACCGCGGGAATTTCCGCGCCCTTGAACATGCCGCCAGCAATATGCGCCGCGCTGCCAAATTCAACCAGGTGAGCATAACGGACCCTGCTATTGCCTGCATATATCGTGATGGTCATTTTACCATCTGCGGATTTTACACTGGCAATCTTCTGGCTGTATTTCGGCGCTTCTCCCCATGTCCAGCCTATGCTTTCGAGCAACTCGCCGCTATCGACAGGCACAAGATTCTGCATCATGTTGACGATGTCTTGCGCGCCTTGCTCCATGGCTGCGCGTATGGCGGTTTCGGCGGCTTCGGGCAGGCGTTTAAGTTTTTTGTTAAGGCTGGACAAGCCAATTATCCTAACCGCCACCTAAGTAGCCTCCCCTTCAATCACCAGCATTTCGATATACTGGTTCCGCTCATCAGGATTGACGACGGTTTTTATGCCAAAGGTTCGGTTCGGCTCAGCCCCGGTAAGACCCGCGCGCGCATCATAAGCCCGCCAAGACGCAGTTATCTGCCGTGTGTCGGCGCTGCCGCGCACTGTCAGATTATAGGGCTGCTGCGCCTGCATGCGGGCCGCGATGACGCTTTCCACGTTGCTGCCGAACTTAGGCGCCAACCTTGCCGGTATCGTGAATTGATCCACCCACTGGCCGCGAGTGCCGCCGTCAGGCGTGTCAATCTGCTCGCGGCGCTGGAAGGTCACCATACAGTTTAGCGACCCGGCGCCTTTGCGGTTTGCCATTTCCTAGCCTCGTCTCTGTTCGGTGTTTCCATGGCAACCGCCATGCCAGCGGCTATCGATCGCTTGGCACAAGGCGTTGGCACATTACCGACATACCCAGCCGGATAGCGGATCGTGACGGCGTGCTTGGCGACGTAATTGTAGGTGGCGGTGAAGCGGACCCAGGGCATTATGACCCCGAACGCCACACCCGATATGGTGCCAACAGCGCCCGAACGTGACGCGGCAGAACGGCATTGCCTTCGGCATTCATGTCTGGCTCGCGGTTCTCGTACAGATCAGCCGCAACCAACAAGATCGCTGCCGTTATGGGCGGGGTTAACTCAATGCCATCAGGCAAGGTAGGCGTCGCGCCGGTAGCCACGATCTCACGGTCGACATATTCAACGACGATCGTTTCAGCAGCCGTCTGATATACAGCAAGCTCGTCGTCCTCGTCGTCGTGGAATATGCGCAAGTGCTTTTTCAGAAGCGTAAGGTCAATCAGGGCCATCTGGCCTCCTATGCCGCCAAGCGCCAAGCTCTGCGGACTTCTGTTCGTTTCTGTCCGTCAGGATGGCGCTCGACGCTCGGTCCATCATCATGATCCACGAGCGAGCGCACCGGATAAATCACTGGCCTGCGCATGACTTGCTGCCAAGCATTTCCGATGGCGAAATCTGCTGCGCCGCTTGCCGGTATCTTCGACAGCACCGCCTCGACCTTGCCCGCCGGGATCGTGTAGCAAACGCCATGAATAAGCTGGGGTAGCGTGATGCATTCCTCCCTCCACTGGTCAGCACGGCGGAGCAAATTGGCGATTTGCGTCTGGTATTGCGGCGGCCTGCCGGTGCCTAGGTAAAACGACAGCAAGTCATCTGGGCATTCATCCATCCAGCCTTGCGCCAAATTGCCAAAATCCGCCACAGGAAGCGCATCGTCCTCCATAATGACGCAACGCTCGCTCTGGACAGAACACCACTCCAGCGCCTTCCTATGGCCATGCAGCGCGCCATTCCCGATCTCGTCCATGACAATATGCGCGTTCAGGCTTCTAGCGAGACGTTCGGCTTGGTCTCTGCGCTTGTAATGTGCCACGATGACGATCTTCATTTATGCTTCCACCAAGCATATTCCCGCCCGATACCCTCGGCTTTGAAAACCGTGTTGATACGCGGGCCGGTCTCGATCCTGTCAGCCCATTTTGAGTAAGCGACGTAATTGAACGTCGCCATGTCTCCGACCTCGTTACCGGCTCGCTCGACACTCAAGAAGCGCCGCGATGCGAGAGATTGCCAATCCTTCACCATGTCGTGGGCGAACGCCATCACGGTTTGCCGATCCCCGCCGACCAGTCCAGCATTCAGCATCAGGCGATGGGTGTTCTTTTTCAGGAACGCTTGCAAATGACTGGCCGGATGGTTTGACAGCATCCACTGGTCAGCCAGCGTCTTATGTTCCGACCCGACATAAAGCCGTCCCGGTTCCATATGCTCCCACGGCTCTGCCAGCATTTCCACATCGGTGCCGTCCGTCGCCCATACCCACTCGGTTTCGGGATGGTCGCGCAGCCATTGATAGATATGCAGCCAGCGCAAGAAATACGGGTTCTGTTTCGATGGCTCAACCTTGGCAATTTCAGCGCCAGCCGGTGCCGTGTGCAGATGGTCGGCCAGAATGACCGCCTTACCGCCTTTGATGCTCTTGGCCCAAGCGGCCAGCATGTCAGGCGTTGCCTGCAATCTCGTGCCGCGTTGCGGGTCAGCCGCTTCGGTCAGCATCGAAGTCAGCACCACATTCACCGGCTCGATCAGCGGAACATAAGCCGTATAGCCTGCATCACGCCGCCGGTTATGGATTTCGGCATTGCGCTTGACCAAGGCATCTCGATCAGCAGCAGGAACCGAACGCGTTACGGCCTCGTGTTCGTCCATGCTGTAGATCAGCTTTTCCGATCCGGCCACATCGGCAAAGGCCCATGAAGTCAGACCGGCATGGTAAATCCGCATGGCAAGGTCGGAATGCTCATACATGCCCCGGCCATAGACCCAGTCAAAACCACCGATCTTCTCGATCACGTCGCGCCGGTAATACAACATCACCCCGCGCTGACCTGAATAGGCCACGTGGCGCGCATCCTGATGGAGGATGGTGATGTCCTTCAGTTTGCGCGGCCCCGCCAGATCAAGGAACTGATAGGCGAGATGCGGCTCCGGGCTGTTGATATATGGCTGATGCCAGCTATCGGCTATGGGCCAAGCGTCGTCATCCCAGAGGAAGAACTCAGAACAACCTGCTTCCATCAAGGCGCGCAGGCAGGCGTTTTTCGCGGCAACGATGCCTTTGGATTGCTCGTGGTGTATAACTCGCGCCCATTCAGGGGCCGCCACAGGAATCTTGGAACCATCGTCAATAACAATAACAACCGCACCAGACGGTAAGTGCTTCTTATGATTTTCCAGCGCTTGCGCCAGTACCGTGTTGCGATTATGGGTTGTTATAGCAATTCCGATGCGCGTCTTTTGCTCGCCAGCAGGCACAAAAGGCGTGCCGTTGATTATAACTTGCATGCCTCTCCTCACATCATAGAAAAGGCGGCCGGTTTCCCGGCCACCTTGTATTACTTACGAACCAGCTTCTACTGCGCCCTTGACGAACGCTTCTGGTCGGTAAACCGCCAGAGCAAGACGCTCCTCGATGCGGATCGTTGCCATGTTCTTGACGAAGTCGTCCTCGTTCTCGGTGGAGAGCAGCACTTCAACGCCCATGCGATCGAAGATCTGCGCGCCGAGATTGAACGCGCCGGTCAGGAACTGGCCTGCAGCCATTGCCTGCGTCTGAACGACAGGAATACCCCAGAGCGAAGGACCGATTGGCGACTGTGCGTTGCCAACGATATAGCGGCCTTCGTTGTCCTTGGTCAGTTCAATGCGAGCCCAGTCGGTCGGGTTCAGTACGAAACCGGATGCAGGGAACTCAGCAAGGATAACCTGCAGGACGGCAAGACGAAGACGGTCGATAGCCTGCTCATCTGCCGGCGCGAATGCCGGAGCAAACGCCGTAGCCTGCGGCAGAATACCGTTCAGGTTCTGGCCGGTACCGTCGCCGTTGAGCAGCTGCTGCTCTTCAACGAACTTCAGGCCATAGGTGCCACGCGCGTTGATGTAGCTCGCAAGTGCCGGAGCATCGTCGAGAATCTGACGGCTGGCCTTGAAGATATGGGCCAGAGTGCGAACCGGAGTGGTGACCAGATCGAACGTGAGATCCGACTTCGGCTTCAGGGTCGTTTCTGCGACAGGAGCGGCATTGTTCGTAAAGCCGGTTTCCTTCACATATTCGACGCTGTTGCTGGTCGTCTGACCTGCGGCCAGAAGATCACGGATCGTCATCTGTCGCTGCGGAGGCGTGATAATACCAGGGACACGATGACCCGGCACCAGAGACGTTCCAGCCGAGCGGCCAGTGCCTACGGTGGTGTTACCAGAGGTGATATCCGCACGTTCTGCGCCGACACGGATGGAACCGCGGAAAGCGCCGGTCTTGTCCATGTTCACGAACTTGTCGGAATTGACAAGCTGATCGCCAAGGCCGCCCGCGGTGGCGTCTTCGGTATGTTCACGCTCACGAGCGGCGCGCTTTTCCAGTTCGCCAATGCGGGTCGTGGTGTCACCAAGCTCGGACAGCGCCTTATCGACCTTGTCTTTCAGATCGGTGGAAACAGTTCCGTGCTGCTGGAGCTGCGTGGTGAAATCGGTCGCGAGATTGCCGACCTGCTCTTTAATGGAGGCGAGCGAAGCACCCAGCTCGCCAATGCGTTCTGCTAGTTCAGCCATAAATGGCTCCTTTGATTTAGATTTTGAATGTCTTTGCTTCGGCAATCAGCCGTGTGACCGCTGCCAAAGCGGCAGCATCCGCATCGTCATCAGGAGCCCCCTGATCAGACTTGAGGTAGAGCCGAGCGGCCCGCTCTGCCTCCGAATTCGAAAGACCAAGAAGACCCTTCAGGCCGTTCTCGAATTCGCGTTTTGTAATTTCTTCGCCGGAGGCCATCTTGTTGGCCAACAATTGCGCAGCTTCTGCCTTTGCGGCGTTGGACGCCTTTACGCGGCGAATGTAGTCCGGCTCGGTGTTCGCGCCCAGTCGGGCCAAGGTCTCGTCAAGTGTGGCAATACGGTCTGCCATACCCCGGTCGATCAGCGCCTCGGAGTAAAACACCCTGCCCTGACCAAATCCGTCTTCGACTTTGGATTTCGTGACGCCACGCCCATCGGCAACGCTCTGCAAAAACCGGCCATAGGAGCGGTTTACACTGTCCTGAATGTAGGCCAGCGTGTCCTTGCCGAGCGGTTCGGTTTCGTTGCCTTCGACCTTGTGCTTGCCTGCCGAAATGTAGGTGCGCTTGACGCCAGCCTTTTCCAATGCAGCAGAGATATCGTCGTGCGCCGTATAGACACCGATCGACCCTGCACGCCCAGACGGGGTAACGACGATTTCGTCGGCCGACGACGCGATCCAGTAGGCAGCGCTCGCAGCCAGCGAATTGACCTGCGCTATGATCGGCTTTTCACCGCCGCGCAGTTTGCGAATTTCCGTTGCGAGTTCGTCCGTGCCCGGTACCGAGCCGCCAGGACTATCAATATCAAGAACAACGGCCTTCACATCCTCGTTGGACAACGCCTTATGCAACTGGCGCTTTATGCCGGCATAGGACGTGCCGCCGCTCATCGCGGAAAACAGGTCCATTCGGTCGGCCAATACGCCATAAACCGGGATCACTGCGACCTTGCCGTCAATTTCAGCGATTTCCTTCGCGCGAGCATCAGAAACAGCCGCTGCAAATTCAGGTGTGACGAGCTTTTCGCCCGCCACACGCGCCGCAAGAACATCAGCCAAAACGGCCAGTTTTTCGCGCTGAATCGCCCACGGTTCGGCCTCGAAGGCCGTCAAAATGTGTTCGAATTTCATGAATTTCCCTTATCCAGCGCTTGGCTGTACATCGTCCAGCGGAGGCCCGCCGTTGTGTCCGACCATGGACAGAGGCTGCATGGTGCCGTTGACGATCAATTCGTCGCCTCCGTCCATCTTGGGCTTGTTTTCGTAAGATCTGGCCTCGTTCGGCGTGTAAATGCCGTTCTGAACCATTTTCTGCAGGAACTCCGCCCGCGCCTGGCTATCGCCGCGCAGTAGGCCTTCCATGTTGAACTTTACGACGGTAGTTTTGCGGGTCTTCGCATCAAGCAAGTCTCGGTAGATCGCCGATTCAATACTTCTGAGCATGGGCGTGAGGCACGTCTTGGTGAACTGCAGGATCAATTGCTCGATCCCACTGCCCCAAGTCGTCGTGCCATTCGCGGCATGGCCAATCATGACAGGCGGCACACCGAAAATGCGACAAATCTGCTCGACGCTGTACTGCCTCGTCTCAAGCATCTGCGCATCTTTTGGATTGATAGTGATCTGCGACGGGGTTAGCCCCGCCTCCAGCACCGCGATTCCGCCTGCCTTGTCGGCGCCGGCGAAAGCCTGCAACGATTCAGCGATCTGCTTGCGCTGATCGGGCTTCAGAACCTGATCCGATGACAAGACGACCGAAGCCATCATGCCGTTTTTGAACATACGGCCAGACGTTTTTTCGCCAGCCATGGCGTTGCCGATCACATTGCGCTGCGCGGCAATAGGCGAAAGGCCACGATCACAGCCCGGCATGACCAATCCGCGGACATGAAGCATGTCTTCTTCGCGGATTTTGCGAACGCCGCTCTTCTTGCCGTTTTTGTACTGTTCGGTGACTTCGTAGTAGCGGTTGTTCCTATCATCGCGCTTTACATCGACGCAAAGCGGATTGAACGGGTTCAGTGCTACCATCCGACCGCCGTTTTTCTTCTTTTCGGCGAAGAAATTGCCATCAAGGCAGAGGCAAAGGGCAGCCATACCCCAGAAATCAGACGCACTGTCATCCAGGTTCGGCAAGTCGTGCAGCAGTTCGTACAGCGGATTCTCACGATCGACGTCAACGCCATCGCCCTTGTAGACATTGCAGGGCAGCGTTTTCACGGCATTCGAAATCAGGTTCACGCACGCCCAGACAGCATCAAGCTGCATGGCGTGCTCATAAGTGACCGTCTCGCCGCTTGTCGTCGACATTCCAAAGAATGCGCGCCATGGGCCGGAAAGAAGCCCGAAAGGCTTCCCGACCCAAGTCAAAAGGCCCATGGGCACTCCTACCAGGTTATGGTGATCATGTTGTTGACGAAGTCGTCGATGTCGGCTGGTTCGATCGGTGTATCCATCGCCACACCAACTGCCATTGCCAAAGCGACTGCCGCGTCGATGCGCACTGACGCCTTTGTTTTGACGAACCACCGGTTGTCTTGCGGGTCGTGGTCGAAGGTAGCGCCCATCAAGGCAGTCATAAGGACGGGATTGCGCCGCATCCGAATGCGGCCATCGATAATCATGTCTTCTAGCGCCAGAACCGAGCCCGGCATCCACAAGCCTTGCGGCGGCTGTAAGCCAGCAGCTTTTGCCGCTTCTACCTTTGCTGGCTCGGGACGTGCCCGAACCTTGCCGCCCTGCGGGTGTGCGACATGTTCAATGTCCAACCCGAGCGCTTCGACTTCCTCGCGGAACTTGTCGTAGGCATATCGGTCGTAGGCGATGGCCTTGATATCGAAAGCCTGATCGAGTTGCTGGACCCGCGAGGCAACGAAGTCATATCGAATTCGCTTGCCGGGCGGGGCATTCAACCAGCCCTGCTTTACCCAAAGCGAATACGGGGCCTTATCCGCCTGTTCTCGCGCTTCCAGCGTATCGGCTGGCGTCCAAGCCTCAACCCACGCATCAAACGTCGGCAGATTGACGGTAGATCCGTCTTCCCGCTCCATTTCCTTGAAGCCAGTAGGAACAACGCACGCAAGAACCGTCATGTCCTTGCTACCGGACAGGTCGACGCCCATGAAAACCGGTTTGTCAGCGTGTTCGGCTTCGGGATCGAAGTCATCCATTACGCTTTCAACGGTTTCGCGTGGCATCCATGCCTTGTCGGCATCGGTCCAGCAGCAGAAATGCAGCCGGAGAATGCCATTGAGCTTGCCCGGCATTTGCTTCGCCTGAGCAACAACACCGGCAAGATATTCCTGAGTCAGGATAACGCCGAGAAGCGGATTGGCCTTCTTCCAGCAGGTTTCGTCCTTGAGCGGATCGTCGCCCTTGTCCAGCGCGCAGACGTAGGAAAACGTCGTGTCGTCGATCACCTCGCCGACATAGGTAAAATCCTCGTCCGGTGTTTGCGTGCCCGCTGCCACCTTGACGGCGTGCTCGTGCTCTTCCCAGCAAATGCTGTTTCGGTCGCTGCCCGAGTTCGTAATCATCAGCAGAAGAGGCTGACGGCGAAACTTGAAGCCGCGCTCAAGCATTTCCATCGTCGAGCGGTCGGGATGTTCGTGTACCTCGTCGCAAAGCGCAAAGTGCGGTCGCGGACCCGAGCCAGACTTGCCGGAATCCTTCGATATGGGGCGAAAAAAAGATTGCGACTTGTGATGCGCGATATTGAACTCGCGCCCAATACCTCCGCTGAACTTCAGTCGTTCGACCAGCGCCGGAGCCGCGCGAACCATTTTCACGGCGTCCTGAAACAGGATGCCGGCCTGTTCTTTCTTAGCGGCCGCAGCATAAATCTGGGCGCCAGCCTCCTTGTCAGCGATCAGCCCGTACAGACCGACACCGCCAGCAAACGGCGACTTACCGTTGCCCTTGCCTTCCTCGATGTAGGCGCGACGAAAGCGGCGCGAACCGTCGGCCCGTTTCCAGCCGAAGAGCGACCCAAGCTTGAAAGCCTGTGAGGCATGCAGCTTGAACGGCTTGCCTTCAAACTGACCTTCAGAAAGCTTGAGACGCCCTTCAAAGAACCGAAACACGCGGTCGGCTGCGTCGTCATCCCAATACAGGCCGCGCTCGTGGCCGTGTTCGAGATCGTCGAAATGGCGGCGGCAGGCATTACGAACGTGAGGGCCGGCAACTTCTCTGCCATCAATGACAGCTTGCGCATAAGCGCTCACACGCTCAAGCGCAGGCATATCAGTCAAGCAGATCATCCTTTTCCTCGCCCTCATCAGGCGTCGCGACCTTGGACGCGTCAGCAGGCGTCGCACCCATCTGACCAAGCATCTGGCGCAGCAAATTCATCGCCTGCACACCAACTTCCTGCCCGGCCATGATGCGGCCCTGGATAGTCGAGGCCATACCGACCAGTGTACGATGCGATTCATTCAGCCACGGCAGCTCTTTCGCGAAAAGCTTCCACGCTGACTTCGCTTTGATCTCAGCGCTGTCCTTCAACCAGACGGGAGGAGCCCCAAGAGGGCCGTTTGCGGCCGGTTCGGCGCGGTTTTTGTACCGACCAGCATTGATTTTGTCGCGACCCTCGACCTTCGCTTTGCCGAGGGGATTTCTCGGCTTTGCCATGGAATGAAATCCTTATGGGGTCATGTTTTGAATTGCAGATGCGTGCGCTGTCGGTCCCCGCCGGTCCGAGGCTGCCGCGTCTCTTGACTTTTTGACGCCCCCTGAGAGGGGTCGAGGGGGTGACCATCCATGATATCACATCGGTCGAGGGCCGTCAAGCAAAAAAGTAGAAAAAAGTGATGTTTTTCAACATTTTTTCGACCTTTCTTCATGCATCACTTCAGCTGACCGGCCATCCGTCCGGTCCGAAACGAACGACGTCCTGCCCCAGCTCCTCGCGCTGTTTGATGCGGTCATGGCAGGATGCACAAAGGCTTTGGAGATTGTCGGGGTCGAAGAACAGCGCCTCATCACCTTTATGTGGCCTGACGTGGTCACATACCGTGGCAGGCGTGACATCCTCTTGCTGTAGGCAGTAGGAACACAGTGGCGAGGCGTCTAAGTGGCGCTGCCGTAGCCGTGCCCACCGGGCCGTTTTATAAAGTTTTCTCCACAGCCTCGCTTCTGGCGATCTAACATCACCAGACCGCATGGCGCACCACATCGGACACGTGGGATTGAGAGATACCGAATTTGCGCGCTATCGATACTTGCACTTCACCAGCATCGTAATCTTCTCGTATCTTCTTTACAGATAGCCCAGACAGCTTTGTTGCTCTGGTGTTCTGCCCTTGCTCAGCATACGTTGCCCATCGACAATTGCCAGGCTCGTAGTTACCATCGTTATCTATACGGTCGATGGTTAACCCGTCCGGCTTCTCTCCCATATCTGCAACAAAGCAATCATAGCCCGATCTTTCGCCGTCGCCTTCAAGCCAACGGCGGCAAACTGATATACCCCTGCCGCCATAATCCTTGTAATAAACTTGGCTTGGATATTTGCACCTGGCGATCATAGCACGATAACATCGGTACGTTGGCGACCATTTACCGCCAATCGTTTGTCCGTGCGTCTTTGATCGCTCGCCTATTGCTTCGCGTGTACGGCACCCACAGCTATCCTGACCACCGTTCAGCTTAGATGTAGCTGTCGATCCAGTTTTCCCACAATCACAAACATAGTTCCAATACGTGTTTTGGCCGCTACGATCGAAATTCTTTCCAGTAATAAGCAGTCGTCCGAATCGTTCGCCCGTCTTGTCCGATAATCTTCCCATGGCTTGACTCCATTGTTTGGGTTTGACCTCAAGTGAAAACAGCGGGGAGCCGTCGCTCACCCGCTGCCAAACATCTGCAAGAGGTCAAGAATTGCAGATGTCATTCTGGTTTTGATTGGTGCCCTAGCGAGGGATCGAACCCCGGACCATCCGCTTACAAGGCGGCTGCTCTACCATCTGAGCTACACGGGCAATTGGTTGACCTGCGACCGCAAAGGCGATCTCGCGGGCCAAGCCCTGGAACAGGTCGATTGGTTGCGGCAGGTCGGATTCGAACCGACGATCTTCTGGTTATGAGCCAGACGAGATGACCACTTCTCCACTCCGCATGAATTCAGATGGCGGGGAGCAGCACCGAAATGCCCGGTTTATCTTCCGTTGCTCAACCCGCCGAACCAGCAGCCGGAGGAGAAACGGCGCTGGATTGAGAATGAACGGGCGCATATATTAACGTGGCAGCGTCCAAGCCACATCATATCGAAGCAACCAAAGACCGTGAGCCCAATCCGAAAGTCGGCATCACAATTCGTGCTGGCCCAATCGGAGTCGCCAGCCAAGTCTGCACGTCGCCATGCAGCTATCTTTGGTTGCTTTAGATGCAGCAAACGCACGACCCTGCAGTGGTCTTTTCAGCATCCGGGTTGCCATGGTTATCCCGACCACGATGTGCTCGCGCTCTGGTCCTGAAATGGGGCGCGGTAAGTCATCCGTATGGTGATGCTGCGTTTGCTGTAGGTGTTAACGGCCCATGGGTAACTGTGCTGCGCTAGCAGCGTCCATCGCCTGCCGTTAAGAGTTACCCGGTCATTCAGCGGTGGCGCCGTGCTAAAAGCCGTACCGCCACATAACGCCGGGTCCGTCGCCTCGCGCACGGAACAGTGCGGGGCAACCGCATAGCGGTTGAACCCCTTCACTATACTCCGCACGAGATTGCAAAAAGCGGCAGTTAGGCCGCAGATTTTTTCAATGCGGCCACAAGATTATCATTTGCCGCTATCAGCCGCCTTTTGCCTTGCCGCTCTTTTGTGCGCTGATGGCCACTCACCCCGATATCTGCCAGACTGCCCGCATCCATCGCAGCGTCCAGAACGTCCCGATCCCTGTCCTTCAACTCTTGAAGCGCTTCAAACCAAAGGTCGCGATCGATCATCGCAGACAGTGTATCTTCCCAAGATTCATCTCCTCCTCCAGCACACGTCGTCTTTCGCATACCGAGGAAACTATCGGCCACCTTGGGTGAGCCACACGGCAATCCTTTTGGATATCGCGTGAAAGTAACCTTCTCCATGTCGGTGTTTGCGTAGGCATCTGCGAGAATTCGGGCGGATTCCTCAGCGCTGTAATCCGTACCATTTCGGCGCTTTCCGGATGGAATATATCGATGCGGCAGTGTTCCAAGCATATCTTTAAAATAGTGATTGCTGGCCTTGGTATCCTTCGGATCAGCTCCACCACCCGACGCACGGTCGGGTTTATCTTTCATGCCGAGCATTGCGCCCGCTGGCATGCGAATGTCTGCCTGTATAACTTCGCCGTCGATGCCAAGTACGTACCCGACCTCAGTTTGATTGCCATCGCTGAACCGCAGCTTGCCTATGCGGACAATCTGTCCTTTCCCGTTCTTCTCGATATCGCCGGTTGCAACGTTTTGCATGATGGCTTGCACGGACGGTGTCTGTCGCCAGTCCCGCTCATAACGCATGTCGGCGACCTCCTCGGGGTCATTGTCATTCAAACCAGGCGCAACAGACCAATTCGTCTGCAATGGTTCTCGCTGGCCTTCTGGGCGATTGCGATACGCCATAAGCGATTTCAACTGTTCTGCGAGTGATACGTGTCTTGTATTCTTCATGCTGCCTTCCCCTTCTCTTGTGCAAGCCACTCCAGAACCGCCGTAACGGCCTGCTCAGCGGCTTCTGTCGTGGTTGTGGCCCGAATGACCAGTACAGTGAAGCCAAGCCTCTCAAGCGCTGAGTGGCGGTCTTTTTGGGCTGGTGACAGTCGTCCCTGCCCGACCTTGTTCTCGATCAACAGCAACCGACCGTTTTCGGCATAGATGCGGAGGTCAGGTTCGCCACTGGTCATTCCCGTCGCAATTGCCTGAGCCTGAGCCCTTGGACCACGCTTGCTGGCGTTCATGTCTCCCGCCAGCAGGAACTGACGCTGGTACTGTGGCAGGCGACGCAGGCTGGCGACTTGTGCCGCCTGCAATTCCCATTCGAGCGGCAGGGCCGGCTTTGTCGTCACCTTCCCGGCCTTGGTAGTGATCTTGACGCGGGCGCCGTTGATGCGGACGGTTTGTGTTTTGGTGGCGGTTGTAGACGAAGGCGCGCGCGTGCGGTTGCGTGCCATGTTAGCTCCTCGTGTTGATTGCGGTATGCCGTTGGTGGCGGCGTGAATCGGGACGGTGGCCCGATAGAAAGATGGAATGAGTCTCGAACGAATGTGTCAAGCGGAAAGTGGATGGCCGTCAGACAATGCGATTGTGCGCGCCTCGGTAAATGTGGTGTTAATGGACAGGCAGAAAATGAGATGCCGAAAAACGGCGGTCGCATTAATTGTCCATTCTGCAACCCCTTTATATACAGACCCCATGAATCTATATAAAAAGGTACCTATTATATAATACGTGGATGAATGGATTTTATTATATATATAGAGATCAATCCATTGATTTCATTCATCTTTTTTACCTGATTTTTATCCATCCAGAACCGATTAAAATCCGGGACAGAATTCGCTGATCGAATTTAATCCATGGACAGAATTGCTGCGGTGGATGGTTTTTAATCGGCCTATCAAAAACAACAAAACGGGGCCGAAGCCCCGTCGTGTTAGTCCATCCAGACAAGCCGATTTGCCGGTCGCCCCCGCTTGGATTTCGCCTCCTGTTTTATCACCTTCCCAGTGTGAAAGAGTTCCTTCAATATCTCTTCCCGGCGGCGCCCCTCGATTGCTTTGCAACGATCGAACAAACGGCTTTCCGTGATGCCTTTGGTGCCTGCCTTGCGGATCAACCCCACAATGCGCTTGTAGTTTGCCTCACGATCATTGTCGGCCAATCGCTCTGTCACTTCGGCGATCATCGTAGCCGCGCACGTCCAGGCTACACATGAAGCCCACTCGAAATCTGTTTCAGTTATGACCGGTTCCGTCGGGTCCTTCCCAACCGCAACGATCAGCGCAAGTTTTATCGCGTTTTCAATGATGCGTCGTGCAAACGGTCGAGCCTCTGACGCCAGCAGCTTTTCTCGAGCGTCAATCGAATCCTTGACCGACCTGAAAAGAGTGGTCGCATCTGGTGTCCATTGAACGATGTACGGCTTGTTTTCTCCATACGCCGACACTTGAATATTCATCCCAGACAGATTGCCACGCTTCGCAGCCACGTTAATGCCAGCTACCGATGCCATACGCTCCATCAGAAGATACGGCACCTCGCGAACATCACGGGACGGCTTTACGGCGTCAGGCTTATCGCCTGTGACATAGAATAGGATAAGGCGTGGCAGCAAGCCATCCTCGGCGCTTGCGCTACTGAGGGCGGCCCAGAATTGCTCTGGTGTTGAAGTGCCGTGAATGCATAGCGTGGGGTTATAAATTCTCTTCGGAGGAACACCGCGATAGGCCGCACCTTCGAAGAATGTTGACGACGCCGAGTAATAGTCTCGCAGATCCGTCGAAATTGCCCGTTGATGACTACCTGCCTTTCGGTCTGTGATATCGCGTATGAAGCCACCGAACTCATCGATCTGGCAATTGACCGACGGATGTTTCTCCAACACCTCGCGCAATGCCGACGCCGACATTATGCGCGCAGGGCCGCTATAAGCATCGAATATGCCTTGATCTGCCATGAGTATACGCTTGATCTGCGATCGGGCGTGCTCCTTACCGAAGCCTGATTCAGCAAGTGCAACAGTGTACAGGTTTGGTCGTGTATCGCGAGAACCCGTCGAATATCTGGCACCAGCCAACGATGCCAGCAATGGCAACACAGCAGCCATGGCAAGCGTGCGTGATGGCTGTTCCGCGCTCGATACGATCCAGTCAATCATGTCTTCAACCAACCCACCCGGGTAGGTCAGGCTTTCCAGATCGGCGACAGCCTCCAGTTTGTATTCTGGAACATCATCATCGTCGGTCTCTGGAACCACTTCGTCTGCATCTACCGGATGGTCGCTATCAGCTACATCGTCGTCATGACGATTGCGATATTTCTCAATAAGGCCGGTCACGCTCACCGGTGGGGTGCTGTCATCATCGTAGAATGACCGTTCAGGAATTTGTCGTGGTTGGCGCACGCCAGCAGACAAACCGTTTTCGATCGTCTTGCAGCACTTAACCCAGTCCCGGCCCCACCCCCGCGCAACATCCTGCAACAATTGACGTGCCTCGTGTTCTGGCAAAGCGCCAGCACCGACAAGCGTACCAAGAGAAAATGCCGCTGCGTTTAAACGATTGTTGCGCCCAGCACCCATAGGCACAGACGCGGTTTCTTCTAGCTCCAGTTGAATCGCACGGTCGATATAGGCGTCGTTACCCCCGCGATCATAGGTGTAATCCGTACCGGTCGATGTAGGCGCCTTTGGCAAAACGAGGTCCAGAAGCCATTGCGGGGCGTCAGCCAACGGCGGTAGCCCAGGGCCAGAATAGTCGACCCATTTGTAAGTGCGGCCGTCTTCCATCATGCTCCCGGGAGCGACGACGTACCCACCCGATCCACGAACATCCAGCCCAGCGCCAAGTCGACCCCGATTGCGAACGCCAGGTACATATTTGAAATAACGATGCTCTCCACCGCCCGCAGTACGGGCTGTGGCTGTTTTGGGGAGTGGTCCGAACTTATCTTCAAGGACGGCTAGCGTCTCGAACCCGTCGATAATCTCGCCGTTCTCGTCCTTGTGCACATCGACGTCGAGCACCCATGCGCCCAATTGTTCGCCGGTCGGGATGCCAACCATTGCGCCGGGGTTACGGTCCCAAAGAATATTCGTCACGCGGAGGTTTTTTGTGGCGCCCTTGAAGCCATTGCTCAAAAGAGGTGTTTTGGCTTTCAGAACAACAATTTCGCCGGTTTCTTCGTCAAATTCGTTGGTTTCCTCGTCTTTCGCCCGACATGGGAAAACCGGGATATCGGCAGCGATATAAGCAAGCGCGAGGTCGCGTGACGGATCAGATGCAATAGTCATGTTCATGCTGCCCTCTTCTGTTCGGCTTTGCGACGCGCGCGATCAAGCGCGCGGATGACGACCTGCGATGTGTTCGGTTCGTCAACCGTCCATTGCGCGACGCTGCCGGCCTTTCGCCATGCGTCCGTTACGAACGCCAAATCTCCAACCGTGAGCGCGTCCTGCATGTCATCAAACGAGTATTCTGCCCTGCGTGGTCGAACAGTGTGGATACCGATTGGCAAAACTGCGCCCTGCATTTCGATGGGCGCCATGCCAAGTAAAAGAACCTGGTACTTTGATGCGTGGGCCAGTGCTTTATTGTATGGGGCCAGCGCATCGTTATCGTTGCCACCTCTATTTACAGTGTCAATGTAGGTCGCCAGATCGACCGGCTTGACCTCGACCAGAACAGTTGTCAGGGACGTTCTCAGCAAGAAATCTGGCGCCCATCCTTCAAGGTCGAATGGTTCGTAATCCCATTTCAACCCGACGAGATCGAAAAATGCGGCCCAACGGGCTTCGGTGCGTGAACGAAAGTGAACGCCAGCGTATTCTGTAGGGATGGCTTTAATAGTATATTCCATCAATCTTCCTTATTGGAGCCTGGAGATGTCCAAAGGACGGTATGAAATGAAGAGAATGAGCAACGGCAAATGGTCGGTCGTCGATACCGAAACCGACCACGTGGCCAAGCTGCAAGATTCCTATTTAAGAGACCTCGATATCGATGAGGCCGAGGCGGCGACGGCACTAATGAACCGAATTCATGCCGCAGGTCTAAACGTCACGCCGCAGTGATTGTCGTTGGCGGCCATAATCTCTGTTGCTAGGAAAGCTTCGATGAAGGCCTGCGCTGCGGGCGCAACGATTGCATTGCCGTAACCGCGCAATCGTCCCACTCGGGCGGCAATCCCATGAGCCAGCGGGAATGTGCCGGGTTCAACTGGCCGCCACTTTCCATCCCGGCAGAAGAGCCAGTCAGCATCTCGCCAGTGGCCGTTAGTCGGGCTGGGCCCGCGATGGCCGCGAAGTCCTGCAATCTCTGCTGGTTCTTCGTGCCGTCCTCCCTTTTCATAATCACCGGGCGCGCTTCCCGGTCGTTGCTGCAACTCGGGGTGGGCCAGGCCGCCTGGTGCGCCATCATCGGAAGCGTCATGCCGCCCACGCCCTTTGTTCGTGAACTCGATGTGCTCTCTCTCAGGTGCCTGGCATTTCGAGCTTGCTTCGTTTCCCAAGTCTCGTTCATTGTGTCGACAGTTCGCGGTGTTGCCCAATGTGCCAACCCAGTAGAGCCGCTGTCGGATATGCGGCGCGCCGAAGCCCGCAGCGCAGGTATCGACCGCCCCAAAGGCGTATCCCGTAGCTTCCATGTCAGCTTGTACAAGGTCGAGCCAAGCAAGGCCGTCTTTGCTCGCAACCTGCTCGCCAGCGACGACTGCAGGTTGGCACTGCTCGATAAGATAATGGAAGTGCGGCCAGAGGTGCCGCTCGTCATCAAACCCTGCTCCTTTGCCTGCCGCGCTGAAAGGCTGGCAAGGGCACGATCCTGTCCATATGGGCGCTTCGTCTGGCCACCCCGCTCTTCTGAGGGCGTGAGACCAGACGCCAATGCCGGCGAAGAAATGGCACTGGCTGTAGCCGGCAAGGTCGGAGGGTCGAACATCGACAATTGATCGTTCATCAACTTCTCCTGGTGCAATGTGGCCGGCCTTGATGAGTTCGCGCAGCCAAGCCGCTGCCTTCGGGTCAAACTCGTTGTAGTAAGCTGACATGGCCGCCTCAGAATGGAGCTTCATTAAGGGCCGCACGCATCCCTCGCCCGCAGCCGGTCCATGCGGCTTTGACCAACATGCGCGCTTCGAGCTCGTCCATGTCCTTAAGGTCGGTCTTTCCCAACTCTTGAAGGTATGAACCAACCGCCTCGACGCCAGTATCAAGGGCGCGCAGTTCGTAAGGATCGAGCCTTTTACGATGCCGAATATGCTCGGCAATGTCGGCACATTCCTTGCACAGCCAGCGGATAGGTTCGCGGTCTGCTTGCACGCCGAGGCCGGTGGCGTGTCTCTGGCAAACAGCACACACATCGTCAGGCTGCATTTGCAATCTCCGCGTTGTTGTCGTTGGCCACGTCGAAGATGTTGTCTTGACGGTGATCAAGCGCCGCAATGTTCCGCACAGCCTGCGAAAAGTAGGACGGCTTTAGCTCGAACCCGATACCCTTACGCCCAGCAGCAACTGCGCCGTAAACCTCGCTGCCGATGCCCAAAAACGGTGTCAGAACGACGTCGCCGGGATTGCTCCACAGTTCGATGCAGCGCTCGATAACATCCAACTGCAAAGGCGAAATGTGCTGCTCGTCTTTCTCGTCGCGCGCCGATCGATATTGCAGGGTGCGTGTCTGGTTAATGTCCATCCAGACCGGCGATGCATAACGCTGCCAGACTTCAATCGAGAACCATTTCTCGGCCCGTGCACGATCTTCGCCAGATGCCAGCCGATCCGCTAGTGCCGTAGGTTCGTTGCCATAACCGACATAACGGTCGAACATGCCATCAACCGGGTCAGGATTATCGCCCGGCTTGCGGAACATCAGCATATAGTCTGCAAGGCCTTGCCCGCTAATGGTGCTGTCTTTGGTGATCTGCTTATGCAGAAGGCGAATGGATTTCGTGCGCTGCTGCGCGACAACTGGATCTTTCCAGATGCAAACTTCACTATGGAATATCCATCCTGCATCCTCGTACGCACGAACGACCTCGCCGCGGAAGTCGCGCATGCCGATATGGCCATGTCTGATCTTGCTGGTTGGCAACTGCATACAATGCACTGCGTGGATTCTGCCCTGCATGGTCACGCGTAGCAATTCTTGGATCAGGTAGGCGTAGTGCTCCCAGAACCCATCGCCATCGTTGTTGCTGATGTCGCGATCGGAATTGCTGAACCGATAAAGCCCCTCGAAAGGCGGGCTATGGATGCCGAAATGCACCGTTCCCGTCGGTACTCCACGAATGAGCTCGCAAGCGTCGCCTTCATAGATGGCGTAATTTTCAGTGACGACTTGGCTGACGGCTTTCACCGCAGCGGTTTTCGTTTCGATAGATTGCTCGGTAAGTCTCTTGCTCATGAAATTCTCCTCGTGTCGGTCAGTGGGCTACGGCGTTGGTGGTGAGCCACGCCGGTATCTGCATAGGCTGTTGCGGGTTATAGTTCGGCTTGTCGCGCACAGCGCCACGAACCGCCTCGCTGGATAGGTCCGCCATGTGCATGACCATCGCAGCTGCCATACGTTCGGCATCGGCTTCCTTGCGCCGGAGATTGGCAACAATCGCGCCTTCGGTTTCTGCCGCGATGAAATGAACGTTGACTGGCTTCGTCTGGCCGAAACGCCAGAACCGCCGAACTGCTTGGAATATCTGCTCGAAGCTGTCGTTAAGACCGACGAAGCCGGTATCAGCGCAGTGCTGGAAGTTGAGGCCAAAGCCACAGATCGAAGGCTTGGACACTAACACTCGCGCCTTGCCGGATAGGAAGTCAGCAATCTTGCATTCCTTGTCGTCGTCCTTGTCCGATCCAGACAAGTTGATAGCGCCCGGTATAACCTTTGCAAGTGCATCAGCCTCGCTATTGAGATTGCACCACCATACAAATGGCCTGTCATTTGGCGTCAGACGGGCAGCAAGCGCGACGCGTTCGCCTACGCTGTCTTTCCTCGCCGAAATGCGTTCCTGCATCGTACGGGCTTCCATAGGGAAAAGTAGCCCTGTCTCGACGCTCGGCGCATATTCCACCTGCACCGTATGCTGGTCATATGTCAGCGGCGGCAGATCGTATCCGGTGTTGTCATAACCAAGATCGGAAGGCTTGCGCAGCATCACAGACCATGACGCCATCCACTTCCAAAACTCGGTTTCAGCATGGCCTTTCAGACGCCATTTCTGTGTCTCGCCGCCATCGTGGATGAAGAACGTGGCCAGCATGTCGGTATATGACATGACGCCGAGAAACTCCGCGTGGTTGCCAAGCTCCATGAAATCATTCGGCGCTGGCGTAGCAGTTGCAGCCAGACGAAACGGGATTGCCGCGCATTCTTCAATCAGTCGATTGCGATACTTTCCGTCTGTGGACTTTAGGATTGAGCTTTCATCGATCACAACGCCACCAAATTCTTCTAGCGAGAAATGATCCATCTTCTGGTAATTTGTGACGTTGATGCCCTGCCCAACGTCCGACTGCGATGCAACAATACGCGCCGGGATGCCAAACTTCGCGGCCTCGCGGATATGCTGTGCTGCAACTGCCAGCGGTGCGAATATCAGCGCTGGCTTGCCGGTATAGTCCGAGACATGCTCGGCCCACGTCAGTTCCATAAGCGTCTTGCCTAGCCCCGTGCCAGCGAATATGGCAGCGCGCCCACGACGCAAAGCCCACCGCACGATATCACGCTGATGTGGCTTTAGCGTCTGGCTTAGTTCTGGAATGTCAGTCATTCCCGTAGCGGGATCGGCAATAGCCTTCCCGTGCAGGAAACGCGCGTAGGCGTCCATCCTCATCTCCTCGTGTTTCGTGGTGGTAACCCGCCAGTTGGTGGCTGGCGGGGTGTTGATTATAGGCTGGATGCGCCGCCTTGCTGCACGGCAGCAATCGGGCGGACTAGGTCGGGAAACCAGTCGTCGTAGGTGGCGACGTCGATCATTGCCTCTTCCAATGAGTACATGTCATTGATGTACGCGTCATAGTCTGGCTCGTATTCGTGCGGAGCCATTAGCCACTCGTAGCTCACAACAACTTCTCCATACAGACGCGAATAACCCCGCGCAGTTCATAGAAGTTGCGTGCTTCGTCGATGGCATTCAGAAGGTACTCGCGGTCCACTTGTTTCCTTGCCTCGTCCAGCCCCAACCCTTGCTCCCGCAAGCGTTTGATGCGCGGCACATAATCCGCGGGGTCTAGCTTCGCCATCACGCCACCCTCACCGTAACACTCGGCTGCCCTTCGCGGAGCACCGCGCCCGGTACATCTTCGCCAGCATCCAGCACGGCCTTAATCGCCGTCTTATCCGGCTCACGCTTTAGCTTCACGACGTTATCTGGCAGTAGGCTTTCATCCACTATCTCAACCCCTGCGCGTCCTTTGCCGACGGACACAGTCGCCTCCGGCAGGCTCACTTTTGTGAGGTCGGCGGCCTTCAACAGACGCAGTAACAAGGCCCGCATTGCGTCCTTGCGTCTGGCGTATCGTTCTTTTCGCGCAGCCAATTCCTTGGCGCGTTCGCCGATGGCCAGTACCATGCTGTTTGCGTCGCGCTCGATGGCCACGATCTTACCGAGCACGCGGTAGGCGTCCGTCTCGCCTTCGATTGTGTCGGCGCGCAGTTCGTCGTCTTCTGCCAGTTCGGGGTATGCCGCAACCAAGTCGGCGAATTCCCGTTCCAGAACGGTGACATCATAGGCCAGATAGTTCTGTGCTTTCGCATTGTCAGCTTTGTTTTGCATAATTGCTCCTCGTGTCGGTGGTTGGTATTGCTGCGATAAGCAGCGGTAGGTAAGTTAACACGCCTCGCGGCGTATCCCGTTAACGGGTTGTCAAAATGGTATGTCGTCTGCCAGTATTTCTGCTAGTCCAGCGGACATGGGCTCATTGTCATTACCAGCCCCCGTCACGTTGTCATTCGCAGCACCCGGCATGGCGTCGACCACTTCCCAGTATTTGCCGTTGGGCTTCACGATGATTTCACCCGTAGGCAGCAATTCGTTCTGGCGCTCCATAAATTCCAGCACGGTTTTGGGGAACGGGGCCTGACCGCCGTGCTTTCGCCACCACCTGTCTGACTTCGACTTAAAGAAGCCGGTATGAGCCGGGCCTAGCCATTCATTGATCGGCGACATGCCAACCCAGTAAGACACCTTCACGCTGTCCTGCTTGCCGCCCTTGCCTTCGTGGTATGCGAATGTGCGGCGTGTAACTTCCCGCGTCTCGGGCACGGCAACGCTCACAATCGGCGCGTCAGTTGCGTGGCTTTGCAGCTTCGGCGTTTCATCGAATTCATATTCATGGCCGCAACACCAGCAAATGCGCAATGAAGCATGCAGTTGCTCGTTGCAGGTCGGGCAGATCTTGATCGGGGCTTGACCGTCGCCTTTTGTCGGTTTGCGTGGCTCGATCATATCGACCGGGCCGTGCTCTGCGACGTTGCCCGCAAAATCCATGTAACGACAGTTTGGCTTCAGGTATCCAGCGATAGCCCCTCGGCGTTCTGCCGGCCCGACCGCTTCGGGATCAAACCGCGGCGGGTAAAGCACGCGAGTTCCGCGTCCGACGCGCTGCACATAACGGCTTGCCGACTTGGTGCGCGCCATATCTACGATGAGGTCAATGCGCGGCACATTAGTGCCGGTAGACATGACGTTATCGTTGGTGATGCCCCATATCTCCCCCGCCTTGCATGCCTCGATAATCTTCCGACGCTCGTTTTTAGGCGTGCTGCCATGCAACACTTCACATGATTTGCCCATTGAGCGGACCATATCCCGCACATTCGTAGCGTGCTTAACGCCAGCGCAGAAGAATAGCGCAGTCCTGCGTTGCCCTTCCGTGTCAAAAACCTCTTCAAGAATGCGGCCATTGAGATCGTCCCGATCAACTGCATTCTGCAATGCGCCCTTCGCAAGATCATTCCCGCGCATCGGAACATGCGAAGTGTCTTGCTTGGTTTCAGTAGGCTTTGACGTAACCGGCGAAAGATATCCGTCGTCAATGCCCTGCCGTATGCCGTATGTATAGACGACCTTATCGAACAGTCGGTCGTCGCCCTCATCGAGTCGTCCGCTGTCAAGGCGATAAGGCGTAGCGGACAATCCAACAATTTTCATATCCGGGTTGATCGACAGCAGCGCGTCGATAAATTGCCGGTACATGGTGTTTGCATCATTCGGCACTAAGTGAACTTCATCAATTGCCAGCACGTCTACATGGCCGATCTGCGCCGCCTTGTTATAAACCGTCTGTAATTGCGCAAACAAAATTTGCGCCCGCGCTTCACGGCGGCCAAGGGCAGATGCATAAATACCAGTTGGAGCAAACGGCGCGATACCGATCAGCTCGAGAAAGTTGCCCTCGACCAGTTCCACGACATGAGTGCAGCAGCACAGCCGCATATCAGGCCAGCCGGTAATCAACTCGTGGAATAGCGTAGCGAGAGTCATCGACTTGCCGGTGTTGTGATGCACCATGAAATCTTCAGTCAGATAAAGATGATCGCCATCCAGTGCGAACCCGTAGTAGTCGCCAACTCCTATCGGCTCGATATCGAAACCAGTTACAAGCGGATTTTTGATCTGACGACGAGGCTGCGCCTTCTGACGCGCAACTCTATTTGGAATCATATCAGTGTCGCCAGAAATAGAGACGCGCCAATATTGCCCTCCGCCGCCAGTCTGGCAGTATTTCATGCAAGGCGTAATATATGCTGCGAGCCCCAGGCTGCGCGCGACAAACGCTACATCGCGTGACAGATTTTCCGACTTCGATATGAAGTCGAAATGATTATTCTTTGACAGGTGGCCGTCAGTATCCAGTAAGCCAGCAAGCACGTTTAAGCGAGTTTCACGGCTGCCCGTTTTATACATATGCGGGATGCTTTTCTGGTCGCAGACCATCCCCCAAATGCCAGCGGCCTCCAGATGCGCAACTAGTCGATTCCTAACGCTACGGCTGGCGTCATCATCAGGGAAAAATACTTGCCATGCCCTATTCCCAACCTTCTGCGTGACGCGGGGCTTTAGCCCGATGGATTCCACGTAGTCGCAAACCTCATCGAGGACTTCAGGGTCCATGTTAGTTATGCCGACACTATGTACGAGGCTTCCATCGCCAAGCATTGCCCCCACTATATAGGCGGGCACTGGAAGGTTATCATTCGCGACATAGTCGAAATCAATGCCAGTTCGCCACAGTTTACGAATGTGCTTCCAATATTTTGCCTTCGATAGGTATTCTTTTACAGTGACATTTTCGACCGTTCCTGCCGATTTATAAGAATTGGGATATCGTGCGGCTTTTTTGCCTTCATTGGTCGTCTTCAGACTTAGTATGTGATTTTCATTGACGACAAACGGATCGCCCTTAACCGGCGTGATGCGATACATCATTTCGCGACCGGATACGGTGCGTAACACTCGCCTCGGCTTACTATCGGGACCCATAAGATTATCGTTGACCGCCACGAGTTCGACGGGCTTCGTGGTGCCATCATACATCAGAATAGGCGTGCCAGCGGCATGGCATCCAGTCGCCATGTCCAGCAGAGGATGCCCTGCCTCGGCTTTCCAATAATCGAAAACGGCATCCACCGCCTCGCGCTGATAGTATCGCAATGCCATCATGCTACCTGTTTGTTGTTGGGCTTGTTGTCGTTGGCCCCATCCACCCAAATCTCACCCGTCGCCAAACGATAGGTAACCGTCTCCGCGACCTCATCGGCATCGATCTGCTCGCCATTTATCAGCCCACAAAGGTAGAGATGCGCCGGGCACCCGTCGCGTTGCTCGTCGATCGACAAAGGCTTGTTCCAGCGCGCGCATGACATGTGGCAGTCGCCGCCATGCTCAGGCTGAACGTGGAGGCAGGTGCGGCAGTTCACACGCGGCTGCACTCCTTCGTGGCAGACACCACGATGTTTGCAGAACATGCATCCGAAGAACTCCGGGTCTTCGCTGATCCGGCTGGGTGGCTCGTCCGAAAACACGATGCGTTCGCAGCGTGCCAGCAGTCGAAGGCAGAACTCGACATCGTATTCGATGCGCTCGGCATAAAGCGTGTCGGTGTTCTTGCACGACGCCAGATACAGGCAGCGCGTCAGGCCGAAAGCCTGCATCCCGAGTTGGCACTGGGCGTAGTGCAAAGGTTTGGCCTTCTGGCAGCCGTGCTTCTGAAGTTCCTTGATGCCCTTCTCGTTGCTCGACTTGAATTCCAGCAGGTGTTCGGTCTTCGGCGCTTCGGGTACGCCCATTGCCTTGCCGTCGCACTTGCCACGGACGAACCCAGAAACCAGCCTGATTTTGTCCTGTTGTCCATAGACATCAACGCCGATGCGTTCGAGGTCGGCAACGAGGCGGTCTTCCTCGATATTGCCGGTGGCGAACAGTCGAAGCTGGCGACCCGAATGAACCTCGTGCGCTGAGACCCAGCGGAAGCCGTACCAAAGGGCTCGATCACATTCCGTGCCCGCCTCGCCCACGCTGATGCCCCACGAGTCCCAGGACTTAGCCTGGGCCTCGTAAGCAGCGTAGATGGCGCGGACGGTGCTGGATTCGGCTTTTGGGAGGGCGGCCATTATGTTGCGCTCCCTTCCTGCAAATGCTCCACCCACTGTTGCGCCGCTTCCTGCGTGCTAAACGCACCAGATACGATACGTGAACGCATTCCTTCCGAAGTCGGATATGTCTCGATGACGCGATATGGCCGTGCGGTGTCCGGCGATACCTGCTTCATGACCATGAAGATGCTGTTCATGCTGGGTAGTCCTCCACGGTATGGCCGAGGTGCTCCAGAATGTGCCGGTACACGTCATCTTCTTGGTAAGACACAC